GTGGAAATCAGTGGACCCCCGGGTACCTACCCGGAATCGGCATTGGGAAAGAGCTCTTCATAGAACTCCTCCCGGTCAACCGACGCACCTGGTATCGCTTTCCTGAGGCGACAGAAAGTTTCTGTCGCCTCCGGTTCGTGCCCAACTTCATCGGGCTCCGAAGAGCGGTTCCAATTCGTGCAATGCCACGCGAGGTACATTCCGGTCTCCGGAAGGTTCAACTTCCTCTTAACCCTTACGAGTTTTGAGTGAGAAGAACCGACGGTCACGGCCTGTGTGTCCACGCGTAAGTCAGTGCCACCCCAAAGATTCTGAGGGACATGCATAAGTAATTCCCGCCATCTATGAAAAATAGCGGGGTATGCATATCGACGCACGGGATCAGCCATCGCCCAAAGGCGAAACTGATTACACACCCGAATCACATCAGTGAGACGAGTGGGTAAGCGCTTCAGATAGAAAGGAGTTACATCAACCCCATTATAATAATGACCTCCACAGCTTTCCCGAAAGGGACCGTCATGGAACGACTTGTCCGGATTAATACTGAAGCCAAACAGCTCCAGTATCCAAACGGCCGAGTCGTACATACCAGAAGGTATGATTAGATCATCACCATACACGGAGATGACGCCCGGGACACCCTCAAAGTAGGCTACAGTACGCATAAGAACGTAGAAGAGAAGACTCTCTAGTTCAAACGTGAAACCATTACCCATTGATGAGAACATCTCCGTTCTGACAATCTCTCCATCTACTTCGACAGTATGAGAACGAATACCATTAAGGTACTCGAACCAATCAGTCGGTAGCAAAGCCTGGACAACCGAGACCGTGATCGTGTCACTCGCAGAAGACAAATCGAGTGTAGCAACAGCATTGCTGATGCTACCCTGATGAGCCAACTTGCGGTTGATCGATTGGTCATTTAGGTTAATCCCTTGCTTTTTAAGACGTCGGCGAATATGATTGCCAACGCCCTTTTGGAGAAACATATTGACATCTGGCTCTTTACAAGCACATCTATCAATGTCAGATTTCTTAGGAACGGTGAAGAGTTTTGCCCCAGGCACAACATTAAGTGTGCAGAGGGACTCATACTCTCGAAGCAATGGGGCTACATGGTGGATCACACCTATGTAACGCATTGCCTCCTCGGTAATGTCTGCCTTGCCGACGAACTTTTGAGCTGGTTGGCTCTGAGTCCGTCCGCGGCTCGTGCTCGCACCTCCGGAGAAGGATCCTAAAGCGACATAGTCGTCTAGGGTACCCAGAATCCGGGATGTTAGTCCCTGAGCAAACGACAAGAATGAATAGAAGGTTACACGTGGTAACACGTTATATCCTCGATCCATCCCACGAAGACGTCGGTTTGTTATGACGTTCTTTGCTTCGGTGGAAAACCACTTAGTGATCGCTCGAGAGCGACGTTCGGAGGCCGGTGTCACCTTTTCATCATGGTACTTGCTTAAGTACTCTGATTGAAGGTAAGACACCGCAAAGTCTTCGGCGTCGTCTAAGGTAAAACAGTCTGTAAGACTGACGATTACCTTCTGGCAGTCAGCACCAATGACACGGTTAGCATTAAAGCTAGACCTATTGTCATTAGTACTAGCGTTTCGTTTACGGGCGTGCTTTTGCATTCCTCTGCTCCTCTTGGAGTCACGATCATTGTCCCGGGAAATCCGGATACTTCCGCCTGATGAATTTCAGACGGGAGCGACTGGCCGGCCATTAATAAATGGCCGACAGGTTAACAAGGAGATCATTCAGCATGGTCTGGCTCGCGGGAAGCGAGCTATAGAACATGCCGACGACATCCTTACGTTCCTGGTCAGTCGACAATGCATCGAAAACGAATTCGCAATCCACATAGGACGTGCGCAGAACGGTCGGCGTCGAAACACCGTTGATCGTCTGCGTCGCCACTACGGGGACCGCCAGTCGCAATGTCGTCCGGTACTTTCCGTTCGACTTGCGCTGACTTGCAGAATAGCGGGGATTCCCCGCCGGAACTGCTGTCTTCTCAGAGAACACCGCAACCCCGTTGGCATCAGTGCCATCGGGAGTGTAGGTGTGAGCGACCGGAGTCGCGGCTCGATCCGTGAGGACGAG